ATGGCGAGAAAAACACACCCATTAACCACAGTGCAGATCAAAGCAGCCAGACCAGCGCAAAAGGAGTACACCCTGCAGGACGGCGGAGGGCTTTTTCTCCTGGTCAAACCGTCTGGATCAAAACTCTGGAGATTTTCCTACTACCGACCATCGGACAAAAAAAGAATATTGCTGAGTTTTGGATCGCTTGAAGATGTTTCCCTGGCTGATGCCAGAAAACGCCGTAGCGAGTACAGGACGTTAATCAGTGCCGGAACTGACCCGCAGGACCACGAGAGGCAAAAAAGAGAGACAGAGGCCCGAAGACAAGGGAACACGTTCGAAAATGTGGCGGCGGCATGGTACCAGGTGAAAATCAGCCAGAATCTGGCCCCCAACACGATTAAAGACATCTGGCGTTCGCTGGATAAATATGTATTCCCGTTCATCGGCAACACGCCAATAGATACCCTCACCGCCCGAAGGTTCGTTGAAGTGCTTACCCCCATCAAGGAGCGCGGCAACCTGGAAACACTCAAGCGGGTTTTACAGCGCGTTAATGAGGTAATGGATTACGCCGCCAACAGTGGGCTGATTGATGCCAATCCGGCTATGAATGTGCGTAAGGCGTTTCCCTCACCTGTAAAAAAACATATGCCAACAATCCGCCCCGAACAGCTGCCCGAGCTTATGCAGGCTTTATCAGTATCGGCAACAGAACGGCAGACCAGATTACTGATTGAATGGCAGTTACTGACCGTAACCCGTCCCGCCGAAGCGTCATCAACGCGGTGGGATGAAATCAACCTGGACGCGAAGCAATGGACGATACCTGCCGGACGCATGAAGATGCGCAGGGATCACGTTATCCCGCTTTCCGGTCAGGCTATGGCGGTGCTGGAGGCCATGAAACCAATCAGCCACCACCGCAATTACGTTTTCCCAAGTCTGAAAGACCCACAGCAGCCGATGAACAGCCAGACAGCTAACGCAGCATTGCGGCGTATGGGATTCGCTGGCGTGCTGGTGTCTCATGGATTACGCGCCATATTCAGCACAGCAGCGAACGAGGAAGGATTCGAGCCGGACGTAATAGAGGCGGCACTTGCCCACGTCGACACCAACGAAGTTAGACGGGCATACAACCGGAGCAACTACATAGAAAAACGCATCGTGCTGATGCGCTGGTGGGGCGAATTTGTCGAGGCTGCGGCGACGGGCGTAACCCTCGCCAGTGGTAAAAGGGGTATCCGAGCCGTGTAGCTGTACAGAAAACCAGTAAAAACTACGAAAACCATGTAAAACCGTCGTATAATTGCATCAAATTTAACGACAAGGCCGTGAAACATGAAACCGTTAAGATGCAAAAAAATATCAGATGCAATTGCGACGGGCTGCAACTGGCCCTGATGGTTCAGCATGAATTTTGGTCAACCTACGATCCGGAGGACAGAACGACGGCCCCATCAAAAAAACAGGTAGTAGATTTTCTGGTATCCCGTGGCGCTTCCAGAAATCTGGCGGTAAGTATTGATAAGGTCGTACGTCCGGCATCTATGAAGATCGGAGGCAGGCCCAAAAAATGGCGGTAACAATCCTGGAAGCGGCAGAAATGCCGCTTTTTTTATAATTCCATTTCAAATCATCAATATAAAAAACGGTGTATACCGTTTAAAAACGGTGGGAACTGTTTTTACCCATATCTGATGATTTACCGTATTTGTCACCGGAATACACCGGATTCACAAGGTAAATCACGATGGAAGCAATCAGAAAAATTATCTTTCGCCAGGAAGTAAAAAAAATTATCCACATCAAGGCAGACAGCACGCTGCAAAGCATGATCAACGCCGGAGAATTTCCGCAGGGTTTTCGCGTTGGTTTACGCCGTCGCGGATGGTATGAGGATGATGTGTTGTCCTGGCAGAAAGAACGCGAAGAGGAAGCACGCGGAACGGCTGCTTAACGGGTATCACAGATATGACAAACACGAAAAAAGCGGCCCCGATATGGAGCCGTCTTTCTGAACAGATAACCCGCTGCGCTGTTTGTGTGTGTGATCCCAAACATAAGCACGGGGATGATAGCCGCTATCAGGCTGGTGGGCAATGCAATCAGTCTGGTTCAGTTCGTTGCCATAACTGCGAAGCTCTCTCCTTTGATGAGTATTCTTTAAGGTACTTCTCAAGGGCAAAAGAACACGGCGCGAATCGTTCTGATTCATGCTCTTTCTTTCTGCGTCGTCTTTTTCGTGCAGGTGATGTTTTTTCGGTTGATTCTTCGTTGGTCATTGTGTGCGCCTGTAAAGCAATGCGCCGGAGTACCTCACACCACGGCGCTGATAGTTTTTATCCTTTGGGTTCTATGCCGCGTTGCTGTAATTCTTTGCGGATTATTCGCTTTATCCAGGCAGCAAGAGAATCATCGCCGTCCTGTTGTTGTGCCTTTTCCATCTTTTCCCGTAAGTCAGGATCTAAACGGAACTGGAACGGAGGATTACCACGCCTTTCGTTTTTGTGTGTTGACACGTTAATTACACCTCATGTAATGTATTTATGTGTAATGACACATTACACACAATCAACACAAAAAGCAAAGCCCCGCACTGTAGGAGCAGTAACGGGGCTTCTAACCAACAACGTAAACTAGGAGCCGTTATGGTTGCCGTAAATCATATACCACACCTTGTACACACACAAACGGCCTTTGTGTGGCGTTTTCTGGCACTGAGTGCCGGAGAAAAAAACCGCTTGATCGCCACCAGCAAAAATGGCTATGATTCCCGCGCACCTCATAAAACGGGTGTCGGGATTAGCCTCCTGAAAACAACTGAAGCGCACAGCACGCGCCCCGCGTGTTTTTTTGTGCCGCATAGTCACACCTTATCAATGGTGGGCTGTACGGGGGCGGAGCAATCCGCGCCGGTTTCTTCAGTGTCCGGTAAGGCTAACCCTGTACAGTCCGCCACCAGCGAAATTAGCCTTTTGCGTGGCGGTTATCTTAACCACACTGAGGAGGCTGCCAACATGGCTACTATCCCTACCCTTGTACATTCTCAAACCGCATTTATCTGGCGCTTTATCATCTTTGGCGCGTCAGAATCTCAAATCATCCACGTAACCGCCTGGACAGAACGCGAAGCGCGTAGCCGTTGCCCGTCAGGTTGTGTTGCTGTATTTGCCGCTCGTATTCGTCAGGGGTCACATCATGCGTAAAAACCGCTTGCAAAAAATTATCACGGGGCTGTATGCTTCCCCCGTCGCCCACATGGCGACCGGGTTTGACAGCCTGAATACTGTAGCGGACAGCCGCTTACATTCCGATATGCGGTTTTTTTGTGTCCGTAAACCTACCCATACCCGCATTATGGCGGGGCGTAACGGGGGAGCCTTTGCGCTCGCTGGTCTCTACAGTGCCAGTCTGTCAACCCTGTTACGTCTCGCCACCATGTTTGACAGCGTAGTAGCGAGACTCCTTAAAATTACTGTAGGAGCCTTTCACATGGCTGTATCCGCACGCCCTTACTTTGTCTGGCGCTTTATGCAGTGCCTGACAGACAGCATTGCAATATTCACCGTTACCGCAGCCACTGAACGCGAAGCCCGCGCCCAGTTGCCGCACGCACATCTTATTTTTGTCGCCCGTATTCGCCAGGGGGGGGAGTCATGCATAAAATACCCTTTGATGTTCTTGTTCATTCTGAAAACGCATTAATCCTCGCAAAGGAAATGGACGCATTACTACTTAAGTTAATTGATGTGCCGGAAAGTGGCGATGAATCTGATTCAATGATGTTTTCTGCCGTGCGTACGCTATTAACGCCTGTTATTAATGAATTAAATACAGTGATGGCAATTCACGAGAATAATAACTCGCCCCATACCGGAGAATAAAAATAATGAAACTTAAATATTCTGGCTTAACTGCCAGTGGCAAAACTCGCACTAAATTCATGCGCGGTGATATTTACCGCGACCAGTACGGCGGCACGGTAATGATTAAGGGCGTGGAGGAACGGCGCGTAACCTACCGTCGTGAAGGCTACGAATATGATTGCGTGATGCCTGTTTATCAGTTCGACCGTGATTTTTCTCTGGTGCAGGCTGTACCGCGTAACGTTCCAACCAGCAGGGAGAAAGCACGCGCCAATATTCAGGAAATAAAAAAGATGCTTAACGTATTCAGGGGTAAAAAATGAAACTGGCACCGAACGTAAAAAAACAGCCACGCGGAATAAAACACAAAGACACAGAGGTGATTATTTTCGCGGGTAGTGATGCGTGGGCACATGCAAAACAGTGGCAGGAGCAGGACGGCCCCGCATCCGGCGATAATGTGCCTCCTGTGTGGCTTGGGCCAAATCAGCTTGCCGAACTTGATGCACTGCAAATTGTTCCTGATGGAAAAAAACGCGTAAGGCTGTACCAGGCCGGAGAACTGGATTTGGTGGAGACCAAAAAGATTGGTCAGAAGCTGGCGGCGGCAGATATTCAGGACGCAAATTTTTACCCCGAAGGAATGCACGTCCAGAAGTGTGAAAACTGGCGGCGCTATCTGAATGCTGAGCGTGAAAATATTGCCGCAGGGCTTACCATGCCGGAGCAGAAAAATACGCAACTGGCACAAATGGCAGACAGTGAGCGCGCACAGATGCTTGCTGGTCGATTTGATGGCGTTTGTGTGCATCCGGAAAGTGAAATCGTTCACGTATGGCGCGGCGGGGTATGGTGTCCGGTCAGCACAATGGAACTTAGCCGCGAAATGGTGGCGATCTATTCAGAGCACAGGGCCACTTTCAGCAAGCGCGTAATCAATAACGCCGTGGAAGCGTTAAAAGTTATTGCCGAACCAATGGGCGAGCCGTCCGGCGATTTGCTGCCGTTCGCCAATGGTGCGCTTGACCTGAAAACGGGGGAATTTTCCCCGCACACGCCGGAGAACTGGATCACCACGAACAACGGCATTGAGTACACGCCACCAGCACCAGGGGAGAACATCCGCGATAACGCGCCAAACTTTCATAAATGGCTTGAGCACGCAGCCGGAAAAGACTCGCGCAAGATGATGCGTATATGTGCCGCGCTGTACATGATTATGGCGAACCGGTACGACTGGCAGATGTTTATTGAGGCCACCGGAGAGGGCGGTAGCGGTAAAAGTACATTCACACACATAGCCAGCCTTCTGGCAGGGAAACAGAACACGGTAAGCGCTGAAATGACATCGCTTGATGATGCTGGTGGACGTGCGCAGGTTGTCGGGAGTCGTCTTATCGTCCTGGCTGACCAGCCGAAATATACAGGCGAAGGAACGGGCATCAAGAAAATCACAGGCGGCGACCCCGTGGAAATTAACCCGAAATATGAAAAGCGTTTCACGGCGGTAATCAGGGCGGTGGTGCTGGCTACCAACAATAACCCGATGATATTCACCGAGCGGGCCGGAGGTGTGTCACGCCGTCGGGTGATTTTCCGGTTCGACAACATTGTAAGGGAGGACGAAAAAGACAAGGATTTGCCGGAGAAGGTCGCGGCTGAAATCCCCGTAATTATCCGTCGCTTGCTGGCTAATTTTGCCGACCCTGAAAAGGCACGGGCTTTATTACTGGAACAGCGCGACGGTGATGAAGCACTGGCGATAAAGCAACAGACGGATCCGGTTATTGAGTTTTGCCAGTTCCTGAATTTTCTGGAGGAAGCGCGCGGCCTGATGATGGGTGGCGGTGGCGATTCCGTGAAGTACACGACCAGAAACAGCCTTTACCGCGTCTATCTGGCGTTTATGGCATACGCAGGCAGGAGCAAACCGCTAAACGTGGCTGAGTTCAGCAAGGCCATGAAGCCAGCGGCAAAAGTTTACGGACATGAATATATTACGCGGAGAGTTAAGGGAGTAACGCAGACCAACGCAATTACAACTGATGATTGTGACGCGTTTTTATAATTTTTTGTAAAAGTCCTCTACCCCATCCACCTGAATGAAATAAACGCATATTATTCAACATGATAAGTGGGTAGAGGGCTAGGTAGAAGGCTAATAAAACCTCTCTACCTCTTCTACCATGATTAAGATCGTTTGTGAGGGGCGGGTAGAGGATGGGTAGAGGGCCACGAAAGCCCTCTACCCATCTGAAAGCCGCGCCATTACTGACATGAAAGATGATTAGGTAGAGAGGTAGAGGAGGTGCACCACAACCTAAAACTTTTTAAACACGAGAGTAAAAATAAAAATGCACACATCAGGAAGATTTAACAAATCACTCAAAAAACGCAAAGACAGAACAGCACCAAGATATAAAGCGCTGGAGATGACAGAGCACGCCTTAAAGGTGGCTATAAAGGTGATAGACATCACAGCGGGAGAAGGATACTCGAAAGCACATCCCGAACTAATAAGCGCATTCATGACCACGGCGGCGGCAAACTTTGCCACGCTGACAGAGCGGGAGATTGCAGAAGCGGAACAGGTAACAACCATCAACGTTAAAACCGGAGAGCAGACAGCATGACAGCACAGATAGCGGCTTACGGGCGGCTGGTGGACGACCCGCAGGTAAAACAGACCAGCAAGGGCACACCAATGACGCTGGCACGTATGGCGGTATCGTTGCCATGTAGTCAGGCGCAGGATGGGCAGGCTACGTTATGGCTATCGGTGATGGCATTTGGTAAGCAGGCCGACTTCCTGGCTAAACATCAAAAAGGCGACGTTGCCAGCGTATCCGGCACGATGCAGGTCAGCCAGTGGACCGGACAGAACGGGGAAACGCGGCAGGGTTATCAGGTTATTGCAGACAGCGTAATCAGTGCCCGTGCGGCACGTCCTGGCGGGAACAGACGCAAAACCACAGGCACACAGGGTAATCAGCCACCAGCGGGAGGCGATGACCCTTACGGTGATGATATTCCGTTCTGAGGGGGTGAGGATGGTACATGACCGCATAGCGGAGGAACTCGAGGCAAAAGGCTTTTACCGGAGGGCGGCGGCACGATGGGGTGAAGTCATGCAGCTGGTGGAGACAGACAAGGAACGGCATCAGGTTACGATGCGACGGCTGGAATGTTCCAGGAAGGCACAGAGGCCACCGGAGCCGCCGGATAACTTCGGAGACCTGAGAAAGGCAGTCGATCGCACTTATGCTGAAATGGGTATAGATGGTGTAAGCGATGAAATATGGCGTAATTACCCAGGCAGCTAATCAACAGCCGGAGTAATCCGGCTTTTTTGTACCCAAAAAAGCCCGATAAGTACAGGAGGCATCTTATCGGGCTTTTGCATATGAGGTTTTTTTTGGTGCACTGACACACATGATCGGGATCATCATTTCATAATTTGCAACACAACTCAACATCATTGCATAAAATGCAATCATGATTATAATCAGATCTGGATGAACATCCAGTTATGATTTTTTAAGTCAAAGAGGAATTTCTTACTATGGCTGAAGAGAAAAAAGGCGGTGTTTCGGTGTACATAAGCCCCGACATCGTGAAGGCGCTCAAGGAACGCCACCAGCAGAACGTAAAAGCAGGCATTGCGGCAGGACTTGATCCGCTGGCGATGGTTGAGCCGTCAACAGGCTGGCAGGTACGCGCCTATTTACGCGCGGCGCTGGGTATGAATCAGGTTCACGGGGGTGAATAATGACAGTAAAAGCAATATCACTTAACACTAACCAGCTTTTTGCGTACCTGAATCGCGAGGATATTGCGGAATTTAAATTCAGTCCGCTGTTTACCGCGCTGTTTTTCCCGAACGTGGCGACATTCAACACACAGGACATCATGTTAGATAACCTGGATATTGAAGAAGTCACTATGTCGGCGTTTTGTTCGCCTATGGTGGGTAGCCAGGTTCAGCGCGATAAAGGGTACGAAACAAGCATTATTCGCCCTGGCTACATGAAGCCAAAACACGAAATCGATCCATTAAAAACAATAATGCGCATGGCTGGAGAAGATCCAGCACAGCTTAACGACCCTACCTACCGCCGTATGCGCCTGATTACTGGCAACATGCGCCGCCAGATAAACGCCATTAAAGCGCGCGTGGAATGGCTGGCGGTAAATGCGGTAACGACCGGAAAAAACATCATTGAGGGCGAAGGCATAGAGCGCTATGAAATCGACTGGAAGATACCGGAAAAAAACATCATAGAGCAGGCCGACGGTAAAAAATGGTCAGAGCAGGACAAAGACATACACGACCCAATCTATGACATTGAGCTATACGCAGATCAGGCAGGTTGCCCCGCAAACGTCATGATTATGGGCGTTGATGTATGGCGCATGTTACGCAGCTTTAAAAAATTCCGTGAACTGTACGATCTCTCCCGTGGTTCAGAATCCGCCGCAGAGCTGGCATGTAAAAACCTGGGAGAAGTGGTGAGCTTTAAAGGCTATCTTGGTGATCTGGCCCTTATCGTCTATTCCGGCAAATACACTGACAGCGACGGCACAGAAAAATATTTCCTTGAGCCTGATTTGCTGGTCCTGGGCAACACCAACAATAAAGGGCTGGTGGCCTATGGTGCGATTATGGAACAGGAAGCGGTAAGAACGGGCGCAACGCAAAACATGTTTTACCCGAAAAACTGGATTGAAGACGGCGATCCGGCGATTGAGTACGTGCAGACACACAGCGCACCGCAGCCTGTTCCGGCAGATATTCGCAAATTTGTTACCGTCAAAATTGGTTAACGGTGGATTCTATGAACACTCCATACATTGAGTTATTTGCAGGCAGTCAGCAGGTATCAACGACGCTGGTACATTTTGCCGCTGATGCTGGCGTTATTCAGGAATTTACCCCGCTGATGCTGGCGGACAATGGCGAGTTTAAGCCGTGGGATGGTCAGGAATCTGGCAAGGCTGTTTATCTGACCTCGTACCCCGTTGACACGTCGACGCAGAAATCAGCACAGTGCTATAAGACGGGGATATTCAATATCGCCGCCGTTAACTGGCCTGAGAGCGTCGACACCGATGCGAAAAAATGCGCCGCCTTTGCGGGTTCTGGCGTATCCGTTCAGCCGCTGGCCCGATAAGCAGGGGGAACGATGGCAACGAATGAAAGCATCATGGCGCTACCGCTGGCGAGTAAATTTAAAGCCGAAGCGCGGGCAATGGCTGACAGAGGGTTATCAACCTACGAGGCCGTATATCAACTCAACAAACTGGAAGAACAGGACAAGCCGCGCGCTGATGCGATTATGGCGCTTCATGAACATAACGACTATCAGCCGCTGTTACGTGCAATGGCAAACGTGCCATGTATTAGCGTCGATAATGCTCGTGAAATCCTGAACATGACCATAGAGCAGGAGCGCCCAAAGGTTGCACCAGAGCTTACCGCAGCCTTTGAAAACTTTATGGACATGCACAGCCCGCAAGCCGTATCAGCTGGCATGGCATACGATGGCAGAAACCAGGGCGATGACGGCGACATCGATCACATACTGAAAACCATCTGAGACAAGGCCGGAGAAATCCGGCTTTTTTTTACGGGTCCTTTCCGGCATATGGACCCGTTACGGGGCGGCGACCTCGCGCGTTTTCACTATTTATGAAAATTTTCCGGGATCCATGTCCGGTTTCTCTGCAAGTTAACCATATGAAAAATATAAAAACATGCTTTCTATGAACCGGACATGCGCAAAAAACAGACACTAAAACCGGACATCGTACCCGTTAACCGGAAGTGTGCAAAAATCACACGCATTGCTGCGCGTGATTAACAATTTATCGGCTTTACTGTTCTGTATAGGCTGGGTGGCGTCATGCCGTAGCCGTTCTCCGTGCCAGCATGGAATAATCCGTAGTTACAGAGCGGTAAAGTTAAAAATCACTTTCTGTTACGCCATCAAATACGCGATACAACAACCATGTGTTTTTACAAAACCATTTGATATCATTGAATTTTTTCACATTAATGACATCAAAATACATCGTAAGGTTGTTGTATTTATTTTATTTTTACCTTACTTATCAATTAGATATACCAAACAATTAAACAACAACCACCCCCTCAAAAAATCTCATAAATAGCGAAAAACCGCGAGGTCGCCGCCCCGTAACGGGCCATAATTCCAGGAAGGACCCGACGACACCAGACTATCAGAGCGATGGGGGCACAATGACAGAAGCCGAACTACTGGGATTAATCCGCCGCGTTACCGGAATCAGCCAGCAGCATGACGAACAGGCCACACAGCCGGACAGCGTGACCGCTGAAAATTATGTGCGTGTTGTTGCTGAGGTGATGCGCCGTGATGGTATAGAACTTAATGGCGTGGATATGCGCAACATACGAACCAGAGTTCTTGAGTTGCTGGCCTACCGTCGCCGCGTGGAGATGTATCGGGAGAAGGAGAAAATAACGTACCACTGGAAGAAGCCGGAACGACTGCGTACGTAATACGTACGGACATCGAGATAAAGACGGTTTAACCATCCATTAAAAATCGACGTGATTTTGTGCTTTCCGGATGACGTGGTCAACGTCATTTTTTAGCGAAAAATTCTGATTAAGGTCATTGGCTGAATGGTCATAATGACCACGCAGACCATCAAGGCAACCATAACGATTTTCGTTACGGTTGATGTGTGCCTTCGTCCGGCATTCGGACGATATAAGGGATGGTCATAATGACCACTCCTACAGAACAGGTAAAACCCACCAGCCTGATTAACAGTTAACCGGAAAAAAAATCCGGCATGGGGGGGGGAGTGGTTAGCCACGAACAACGAATAAGCTGGACACCGCGCCCCCTCTCACGCAGAGAAAAAATTACCGTTTCGTAGTAGTTAACATGTTAACTGCCTGATGAAGCGTTGTTGTTGATTTTGTCTTTATGATTCATCTGGTTGCGAGCAAAAAATGTTAACTACCTTTTTGGTAAAAATGTTAACAGGGCAGAGGTTAACATTAACCTGGCGTAAATCCCGATATGGTGATCACCATATCGGGGAACATCCACCAGCTTAAAAACGAATGAGCGAAAAAAATCCAGGTAGAATCATGGAAGTCGCTAGGGCAATCGCCGTTTAAATTGTGCATTTTTTCAGCAAATTATTTTAGTTATACGTTTGGTTATACGGTTTAAAAGTTGAATCAATAATATTTATTAAAATCATGCGGTTACACGCTAAATTAAACTACTCTCGTGATCCCAAGAAAACCAACCTATTGCGGTTGGTTTTTTTATATCTGCATTTAATTCGATAAACAGACCGCGACACATCACGGCCTGTTTATTTTCTGTTATCAGAACGTCCAGACCACACCCGCCTGAGTTGTGCTGCTTTCTTCACGGGAGAAACGGCTGTCGATACCGAGCGTCAGGCCCGTCAATGTTTGCTCAAAGCCAGCTCCCGCATCAGTGTTCACGTTGTTGCGGCTGTTAATTACCGAACTCCACATCGCCGTATCGTAATTAACGCCTTTTACGCTACCAAGACGCCCACGCACGGTGTCCAGTTCTGCATCAAATACCAGCGGTTGTGCTGCCGCCATATTCAGCACATCCGTGGTTGAAGGGGGCATTTGTACGCGATTCTCTGCGAGACTCCAGCTATGGTTGCCATTATCCAGCAAGGTATATTCATACGTACTGATATCAACAACGCTTCCGGCATTGCCCAACGTAAATGCCGCATCACCGCGCCCTCCTTTAATCGTGGGATCAGTCGCCGCGCCATAAACCTGTAGCACTCCATTATTGATCGTAGTCTGGTTTACCGCGCCACCCAT